CACCGCACGGCGCAGCGGTGGTCGCGATGCGCGAGTATCGCTACGTTTCTCCGGTCTTCGAGTACGCCGAGAGCCGGGAAGTGGCGCGGCTGCTGAGGGCCGCGTTGACGAACAATCCAAACCTTTACCTGACGGCGATTTCGGCACGCTCGGGAAAACCTGGAGCCGAAACCGCGCGCCCGCAACGAACCGAGGCGGACGCCGCAAGTCTGGGCGATGAGGAAGCATCGATGGAACAATTTCTGACGCAGATGCGCGAGTTGTTTGGACTGGAAGCTGAGGCCACGCCCGAAGAGATCGTGGCGGCGGCTCGTGAGATGACGGCCGCCGGGAGCGTGCGAGCGCGGGAAAGCGATACGTCAGGGGCAGCGATCACAAGCGCAGGTATCGGAGCGTATCACGAGAACGCGGACCCGGCCCGTTACGTATCGGTCGCGCATTTTCAGCAGACAGTGAGCGAACTTAACGCTTTGCGGGCGACACGGGCGCGCGAACAAGCCGTACATGCGGTGACCGCGGCAATGCGAGCAGGCAAACTGGTACCGGCGCAGCGCGACTGGGCGATCGCGTACTGCCAAGCTGATGTGCAAGGGTTCGAGAACTTTGTGGCGCGCCAACCCGCCGTCGCCCTGGGTGAACTCGAATTCGCGGGCGAGCCTCAGCACCCGATGATTCATACCGACCGAGACAACGCAAGCGGAGTGCACGCGGGTGCATCGGGCAGACTAACCCCGACCGAGTTCGCGGTATGCTCCCGGCTCGCGATTAAGCCCGACGACTACCTCAAACGCAAGGCGGCGCGCGGTGACTATGTCGAATTGAATCGCCTCTGAGCCGAGCCACGAAGAGGTCTTAAGACTGACACCGCACCATCGCTGACGCCTAAATAAATCGTCCGCAACCCTAATGGTCCGATACCCAACGCGTAGAAATCCCGAACTTGACCAAATACCAGCGCGCAACAAAACGGTGAGAACATGGCGGCATTAACCAATTCCCGGAACACTCCAGAGATGGCCGACGGTGGACGCATCCAAGTCTATCCGGTCGAGGCCAACACGACAATTTACCTGGGCAGTATCGCCGCCCTCAATGGGAACGGCAACGCGGTGCCGGCCGCGAGCGTGGCCGGCCTTAGGACTATCGGGCGGGCGGAGATGGTCCTGAACGGGATACCCGGCCAGGATGCGATAAACAATCCGGGAGCAGCAGGAGCGATTTCAATCGTAGCGCGACGCGGCGTGTTCATGTTCAACATCAATGACAGTTCGATTGGCGCCCCCCAGGTCGGACAGATGGCGTTCGCGGTGGACGATAACTCAGTATCAGCGAGCGACGGAAGCGGGGCAACGGCGGTGACGGCACAATCAACGACCTTTCCGGCCTCATCGTCGGCCCAGGTCGCGGCGCTCGGACACGAAAACGTGTCAAAGGTGCGAGTTCATAGCACCTCCGGCGGCGGCGCGGTCTATGTCGAGGGTACTGACTATGTAGTGGATTACCAGGCAGGGCTGGCTATGCTCGTGGGCGGCGGCGCGATCGCGCCGGCCGCGACGGTATTTGTCGACTACAATTGGGGCACCCCAACACGCAGCGTTGCCGGCCGAATCGTGAACATGGATCCGTCCGGAGAGGTCTGGATCGACTTCTGGCATCAGTCGGCAGCCGCGATGTGAATCGCATAGCATACTCGCGTTAGATATTTACTAGCTACTACGAGACAACGACACACCTTGGACCAATAAGGTCCAACAACAGGACAATATGGAAATCAGCGCGGCAAACCTGACGGCACTGTTCACGGGATTTGACGTAATTTTTCAGCGCGGCTTCGAAAAACCGCCATCATATTACGATCGGATTGCGACAGTGGTGCGATCGACCTCGCGGCAGACGACCTACCCCTGGCTGGGACGGACGACGAAATTTCGCGAGTGGCTCGGTTCGCGAGTAGTGCAGGCACTGGAAACACACAGCTACACGATCGTGAACAAGAATTTCGAGGACACGATCAGTATCGACCGGAACGATATCGAAGATGACAATTACGGCGTTTATGAGCCGGTGATCGAGCAGTTGGGCTGGGACACCAAGGTCCATCCGGACTCTTTGTTATTTTCGATGATCAAGAATGCGGTCAACAGCCCTTCGAGCGTTCTTGCGTACGACGGTCAGCCGTTTTTCTCGGCGAGTCATACGGTGGGACCACTTGGGGGCGGGGCACTAGACACGGTGGCATCGAATATCAATTCCTCCGGTTCGGGTCCGTGGTGGTTTCTGATCGACGGATCGCGAGCGTTGCGTCCATTTATCTTTCAGCTGCGACGCGAGTACACGATGACGCGAATGAACACGCTAACGGACGAAGCGGTGTTCAACCGGCGCGAGTTCCGATTTGGCGTAGACGGCCGGGCCAACACGGGTGTGGGACTGTGGCAACTGGCATACGCGAGCAATAACGATTTGAGTAATCCGACGAATTATGGTGCGGCGCGTTCCACAATGCGGTCGATCAAGACCGACGGTGGATTACCGTTTGGAACCCTCACGAATCCAAAAAGCGTGTACCTGGTCGTGCCACCCGCGCTCGAGGAAATCGGACGCCAACTGCTGCATTCGGAGTTTATGGCCGGCGCGGGAGCCAGCGCGAGCGTCGCAACCTCGAACATCTGGAAGGACAGCGCGGAGCTCATTGTTAGCGAATATTTGGCCTAGAGCAGAATCTTGTCGCGGCGGCTTTCAATCCGACATCAAGACCGAACGACGTCGGCAAAGGTCACTGCCGGATTGGCGGACGAAACGCCAGGGGCTTAATTTCGGATGGGATGCACGACCGTGTCATACGCAACATACAATGATGTGATCACCAGGTACCCGAATCGGGACCTTGTGCAAATCACCAACGAGGAGCCCACGCAGACCACGGTAAACACGACGGTGCTCGAACGGGCACTGAACGATGCCGCCGCCGAAATAGACGGCTATCTCCAGAGCCGTTTCGCGTTGCCCCTGGTTGACCCGCCAGCGATGCTTAGTCGACTTACCTGCGATATAGCTATGTACCGTTTGCAGTCGTTACGCCCGCTGCATGATTTGGCCGATGCGCGCAAACGCTACGAGGACGCCGTGGCGTTACTGGTGCGGGTCGCTCGGGGAGAAGTAACGTTAGGTCTCGCTCCAGACAATCTGGAGGCGCCGCAATCGCAAGGCGCAGTGGTCACGCAGGCCGGCGGGGATCCGTCGGGTGCGCTTCCGTCGCGGATTTTCAGGCGCGGATCGCTCAAGGGGTTTTGAGCACAACGACCAGTTGGCCGACGCGGCACGGAAGCATTGGGCTGACAACAAGAGGCGGCAATGAGCGCGATAGTACTGGATACACCTTGGAACGGAACCGCCTTCGCGCCGCCGACGCCCCTGGATATTGCGACCATCGAAGCGGCGCTGCTGGCGCAACTAAACGAGCAGATCAATGGAATTGAGATTGTGCACTATCCAGACCAACCGGAGAGCTATCGTCTGACGCACAGAGTCGGCGCGGCCCTGGTTCGTTACGAGGGTTCCAAATACGGCCGACAGATTGATACAGCCGCAATCGCGCAAGAGCGAACGCTTGAATTTGAAATCACGCTGCTGATGCGTGACCTCGGTTGGGGCTTAGGCAGCAGGAGCTATGGGACGAGTCCTGGGGCCTACGCGATATTGGAGGCGGTGCGTACGAGCCTCACGGGGTATCAGATTTCCGGCTGCAGCAAGATGTATCCATTGCGGGAGAGGTTCGTCAAGCGCGACGGGCAAGGAGGTGTATGGATCTACGCCATCGTGTTCGCGTTAACCACCATGGCGGTCGAAGCGGACACAACACAGCCTTTCCCATTATTTGTCAAAGGTCTCGTCCTGGATCATAGTGGGATAACGACTACAAGCCTGGCAGCCTCACCGTATACCTTTGATAGCGGTGGGCAGATTCAACTATCTAATGGGAATGTACAGGTGATAACCGTATCCAGTACAGATACCCGCGCCACATACGCCGAAAACGTTGATTTTACACTGGACAGGGTCAACGGAGTGATCACGCTGACGCCAGCGGGTTCGATTGTGTCGGGCGCGACGGTAGACGTAGCATACAGCTATGCGGAGGTCACCGCCGTCGTAACGACGGGCGGGAATGCACCCACTTCACCTACTAACTGACTAGTCAACTAACACTTTATCCCGTCGGCACA